AACAGAGGGTCATTGCTGGCCCATGGCATTTCAAACGGCTCATCCATCGCGCGCGACTGCCCGTCCATCGCCACATGATTAAACTCATCATCCGCGCCCCGCGTTCTGGCGTCGTAGGTCGCATTCCAAAACTTGCGCAACTCCAACCCGGTTTTCTTGGCAGACTGAAATGACGCAAAGTTGGCTGCCCCATGTGTTTCGGTTCTGGCAATCAACGCCCCACGTCCTCGGGCAATGCCGGGAACCTGCTTGGCAATCGTGCTAGCGATGGCATCGACACCAAGTCCTGCCGCCTGACCTTCTTCAACCCTGCGCGTGATAAGGTTTCGCGTCGTTTCCGTCACTGACGTAATGCGCCGCCGAATTGCCTCTTGGCTAATCCAGTCAAAGGCAAGATCGTGAAACAGGCGCGCCCAAAATCCTTCCTTGGTTTCGATCTCAAATCCAAACGCCTTGCCTTGGGTTACAATGCGACTGCCAAAAGACGTTGAAGCCCGCAATGCCATGTTGAAATACAGCTTTTCAAAGCGATCGCGGTCCTCAGCGTTGGGCTGCGGGATTTCCCCGGTTATTCGATAATGAGCCAAGAGCCGATTGCACTCATCCATGACCGCCATGGAAGCCGATTTTCTAAAACTGCGCTCAAGCTTGGTAAGCATTCTGACTTGAATTTGCGCCTCACGCGCCATGCTGTTGCGGATAAACGCAGGCTTACGCGCCATCGCCAAGCCCGTTTTCGTCAAAGCTGATCCCGGCATCTTCAAGATTGATCTGCCCAGATCCGATTAGGATCGTGTCGCCGCCGTCAATCGGCTCGTACCCCTTGAGCGCGCGCCGCTCGTTTATCGTCAGGTCAGTTGATGCGTTTGCCATGTCCCATTTCGCGCGGTGCTTTTCCACAATCGCGGGGATGTGGTCAAAGTCTGGTCTGACCTCAAGGCCCCCAAACATATCACCCAGCCAATTGGTCCAGCCTGCCGCGATTTGTTCGCACATAGGCATGACTGTATCCTCCCAAAAAGCTTGCCGCGCCTCGGAATAGTTTGAATAGGTGCTGTCGCCGGGGATGTTGAGCAATAAAGGCGGAACGCCAAGAGACAGGCAAATGTCGCGCGCCGCTGCATAGCGGCCCTCCAACATTTCGATTTCATGCGGCGACATGCCCATGGACTGCCACGACAGACCGCCTTCCAAAAGCATTGGACGGCCAGCGTTGCGGCTTCCTTGGTATTGGTCCTCAAGGCTTTGCTTTAGTCGGTTGAATTGCTCGTCTGAAAGCTGTTCGCCGTCTGACGTCACCAAGGCCCCGCTTGGCCGTGCGCTGTTCTGCATGACTGATTGCGCAAACCGCATGGTTTCATTGTGCTGATCAATGGCGTAGGCCCCCGCCTCGATTGGCGACATCCCGTACCAATCGTCTAGCGGGTTGAACATTTTTTCATGCAGAATGTCGCTGTCTCCGGTCAGGGGGTCTGCATCCCAAGCGTGCCTCGCGCCATTCAACTCGAAAACATACTGCCCAACTGATCCGTTTTGGCCGGGGCGGATTTTCATTCGATCCGGGCGCATGACGTATAGTTCGCGCGGCTGGCTCCCCACCATGACCCGTTCTTGGTATCGGTTGCCGGATAGCATCCAATAGCCGACAAGAGACTGGACGTACTGCGGTCCTGTCATCATTGCATTTGGACGCGCTAGAAGGTCGTTAAACGGCCCTGCAATGATCTCTGTGTCCCCGCGCCAGACTGTCCACTTTACCACCGCCGCCGATCGGGCCAAACGGTCGATAGCCTGATAACCGACAACGTTTAGCTGATACGCTTCTTTGGCGAATGACTTATAATTCCGATCCATCCACCGGGGATCTGGCAAGCCGCTTGTCAGGATTGCGCCAGTCGCAGACGCCTTGACCTCTGGTGATGCCTCTGGCCTTTTGCGGAATGCGTCCAAAATGCCCATTAGAGGCTCCTAATCCTATACTCTGCGCGACCGTTTGCGCCGATCATATCGGCAACCGCATCCATCATTGGGTCCAATGTATCATCATGCGCGCCATTTGGAAACGATGACGCTTCGGATAGCAGGTCAGACAATCCGGCGCATCTGGTTAGCATGACGTTGCCGTTTTCGATATGCGGCGCTGCATCGTATGCCCGCGTGATTTTATCAGTTCCGCGCTGAATTGCTAGGACGGGTATTTTCTCACGCTTTAGCGTTTGAATGAGGCCAGTTCCGCTTACCTTGTCCTCGATTTTGAAGGCTCGTAGCGTCCCCTGACCCTCTGTCGCAGCATGTTTTGCCCAGAATGCGCGGGCACGTTCCAAAAGCTCAGGCGCTTCCCATTTGCCGCGCACCATATCCAGCAAGATAGCATCGCCGTTGCGCGTCTTGCCCCAGCACTGAAAAACGCTGTAGTCGTTTTGTTCTTTGGTTTTTTGCGCTGTGTCTGCATAGATTGCCCTGTATTCGATCGGGGGGAGAACGTCACGAAAGACCCACCACTCATCGCGGAATATGCCGCCCCCGGCTGGTGCGGGGCGTTGCTGCATTTGTCCTGCCCATGCGTAGCTGCCCATTGCTTTTTTGTCGCGGTCAATTACCGCTTGCGGGAACCTTTCGGGAAACAGCAGTTCGCCATCTTTGGTGCGCGGGTCTGTCCAGCCGATGCAGGTTGATGATCTACGGCTTTCCTCAAATTCCATGGGGATGCACAGATGCTCGTACCCTAGCGCCTCTGACAGAACATAGCCTGCCGGGTCTCGCTCATGTAGTCGCTGCATCACCATGACGATTGCAGACGTGGCGGGATCGTTAAGGCGCGTTGGGATTGTTTCGGATATGACCCTGATAGCTGTTTCTCTAGCTGCGTCTGAGTATGCTTTTTCAGGGGATAGTGGATCGTCAATGCTGATCGTGTGACCGCGACGGCCTGTCATGCTGGCGATTGCGCACGCTTGGCGAAAGCCTCTTCTGGTGTTTTCAAAGTAGAGCTTTTCGTTCTGATCGCCTTGGAATGTGATTGGCCAAAGTGACTGATACCATTCGGAGGCCACCAGTTCGCGTGTCAGGCGGTTATCTCTGACGGCCAGTCCCTGCTCATGTGCTGCGCCTATGAAGCGGTGCCACGGTTGGCCGTATGGACCCCATAGCCAAGCGGTGTACATGATGCCGACTAGGGTGGATTTTGATGTTCCTGGCGGGACGTTGATCAGCAATCGGTTGCTGGCGATTTGCCCAGATGCGAGTGCCTGCAAATGGTCGCAGATTGCGTCCATATGCCAGTTCCATGTGAGTTGGTCCGGAATGATGTGTGGCCATGCGCGTTTGACAAAATAGGCCATTGAGTGACGGCATTTCTGCCGTTCGGCCTCGCGCTGTAGTTCACGGGTTACTATCATCGTCGATGTTTTGGGCCATGATCCAGTCAAGGACTTCTGGCGGCGCGTTGCTTAGATCAACGGGCTTTTGCGGTGACATGCTGCCGTCTGGTGATGTATGCGACTGGTCTATCTTGTCGCTGTATCCGTGCTTGCTCAACATCATCTTAGTGATTGGCGGATTGAACGTCCCATCTAGGCCGTTGTTAAGCAATTCCCGCTCTTGTTTTTCTGCTATAACCATGAGGATGTTAGAAAACTGATTGTTTTCATCCTTTGCCCATGCGTGGCATGTTTCGCGTCTTATGCCGATTTCGCACGCAAGACCTGCCACGGATGGCACTTTATCACCGACCAATGACCATCCGCCGTTTGCGTATGCCCATGCTCGTTCAACTAGTTCTTGTGTGTAAATCGTTGGCCTGCTCATGGGGTTTCCTTAACATATTTTTAGTTCGGCGTCACGCGGCGGAAGTACTGGCGTAAACCGCGCCGCCGATGCTGATGATTGGGGGTTTCTATGACTTTTTGCCAGCCCCCAGGCTCTAACAGCTTACCGCCAGCCTTTGCCCGCTGGTCAGGGCGTTCTTTTATTCGAGTATGGCTTTCTGCGGTCCTGCGCCTTGGTTCTGGTATTTCCCGGAGTAGGCCGAGTTTTCGCATGTCTCGTGGAAAATGACCTGAGCGATGCCTGCGCCTGCGGGGATGCGAATTGGTTTCCAGCCGTGGTAGACGAGTTCTAGCGTCAAGAAGCCGTGCCATCCCGGCTCAATTACGGTGTTGAAAACGCTCAATCCGCGCCGTGCCCACGTTGATTTGTCGTGAACGATGCCGACAAGGCTTTCCGGCATTGTGAACCGCTCGATAGCCGATGCCAGAGAGAACCGCCGGAATGGGTGCAACGTCACTGATTGCGCTATGCGAATGTCGTAGCCTGCTTCTGACATGCCATAGGAGACGCCATGGGCGCGTTTTTTGGTGTTGAGCATGGGAGACAGGGGTTGTTCGATCACCAATTCATTGCCATTGCAGATCATTTGGCCACATCCCCACCGCAAGCGGCATAGCTTGTGTAATGGTCTCGGCTGGTGTCGGCGATCTTGTCGGCGATTTCCGTGTCTGGTGCCCCAAGGGCGGCAAGGCCAGCGCGTTGGATGATGGCGTTCATATAGGCTTCAATCTCAGCCTTGGACTTCGCCATGTGATGATCCATGTGGTCCCCGAACTGGCTGGCCACGAAACCGGTGTTGCTCTTGAGGTTCGTCAGGATGCCGTCGATCACCCCTTGGTTCTTCTTGCTGATCCCCGGCGTTTCCTTGAGGGCCATCAGGCTTTCAATGGATGATTGCAGGCGGTCCAGCATTTCGTCGTGGAACAGGTCAATCCGGTTTTCGGGATGCTCCGGCCCCCTGATCGAACCCTCGCCCTTGATCCAGTTCAGGGTGCAGGGGGTGCCCGATCCCATGTTGAGCGACGTGATCATGGACGCGAACTGTGCCTCGGTCATGTAGACCTCAATCAGTTTCCCAGTGTCATGTATCAAATCCCGGCTCAGGTCACGGCGGCGGTCGGCGGTGTTGATCCGCAAGGCGATGAAGTGCTGGTGCCGCGCCTCGCTGTCGAACAGGGCGACGTTCCCGGTCACCCGGCTGATCTGTACGGTGCCCATGTAGGGCGCTTCTTCTGTGTCTCCACGGCGGATCACAGCGTTTCCTTTCCTGTGACAAAATCATGATTGGACATCGGCTGTTCTAGTATCAGTTCATTGCCGTTGCAGATCATTCGGCCACCTCCCCACCGCACGCGGCATATCCGGCCAGATCCACCCAGTTGTCGGCGTGCGTTGGGTTATCCCATGCGCGGGCAATTTTGAGGGCGGCCAGCATAAGCGCGACTTGGGCGGGGGATACGTCTCGCCCAAGCAGGCTGGTCCACAGCGCCGCGATTAGTTCAAAGCTGCGCTCGGGTTTGCCGTGCGTTGCGTCTCGATCCTGTGTGACGGCCTGCTTTGCAGTGTCGAGGATTTCGGATCGGTTCATGTCTGTGTTCCTGTGATTGCTGCGCGGCCCCAGCGGACGCGGTATCCCGTGACTTCGCCGCGGTTGATGAGGTGTGCGAGGTATGCCCGCGTGTCGGTTTCGCTGTATCCGGTTTGCCGGGTGATTTCGCGGATGCTGATTTGCGTG